AAGGCGAACCATCGGTTTTGGCAAGTTCCTTCTTCTCATCTCCGTTTTCCTTACGTTTCTTAGCACCCTCAAGCCCGAAACTGGAAAGTGCGGTAGCTAACAGAGAAGCTGGAAATGTAATATCCTGCTTTTCTCCTGTTGTCAGACCTGGAATCTTAGGTAAGTAATTGCTCGTAACGAGGAGGCCCGACCAAAATACTACCAGAAGCCTTACTGCGACTGAGATGTACTCAAATTGTTCTTCTTTATCATCAAACTTTTCTTTAATTTTTTGAAAAGTGCTCTTCTTTTCTTCTGCCATAGCTACTTTTTTTAGTCATACTAAGCGTAATTATAACTTAAAGCAATGCCAGAGGTTTATGGAGCGTTAATCGGAGCAGCAGCTACCGCTTTTCTTATGGTGTTATCTAACGTAAGTAACCGAAGAGAAAGAGATATAAGAGAATTATTTAATAGATTAAATCAACTGGAAAGAGCAGTAAGTAAACTAGAAGGCCAAAATCGTTAATGTTTGGTATGTTTAGGAAAGATAAACAAAACAAATGGTAAAAATTTTTAAACCTATTCTTCTCGTATTTATTAAATCTAAAGCGATGAAGAGGTTAATTCTGGATCTGTTGAAAGCAATAGCTAAACAGACAGACAATACGATAGACGATCAAGCAGTTGCTTTTATCGAATCCAGGATGTTCCCAGGTTCTACAACAAATCTTCAATGATATGAAGAATGATGGCTTCATAAAATTTATCTCAACTCCTCTGCCAATGGAGACACAGTTGGCAGTTGAATTAAGATGCAGGGAAGTCATGGACTGTGATGATATAGACAAGTTAAAGGCTTTTTGCATAGATATGATGAAAAATCATGCAAGAACTGAGATTGTACTATCTAACGCAATGATGCGTATGTTAGAACTTGAAGCAAAATTAGCTGTACTACAAACACCGCCAATTAAAAATATATTATTCTACAAATTTCGTTTATTTATAGAAAAATTGAAACTGTTAAAACAAATAAAGCAACACCAAAAAAATCATTCGCATCGAGCGTAAGCTGCCTGTTGTTTGGAGACTATCATCTCAGGGTACTGGATCGTTTCCCACCTGTGTCCACATTCGTAACATTCTCTTCTACGAATGATTATAAATTTTGAGTTTCTATCAGATCGGACAACCTTCTGATCGCTGTATGTCTTACAGCCTGGGCACTCGACCCATGTTATTCTTTTCATTTTTTGCGTTGAATGTATTTTTCGTATTTAAGGTCTAGATCAAGAGACTCTTTAGTGTATTGAAGTTCATCAATATTACCCATAAGATATTCGTCATCTAGTGCAGCACGTTTAATTTGATACTCGTAATACTTACCTTTTGGCACAGTATTCAGTCTTTTTGCTTTCTTCCGTCAATTCGTCTTTGTACAGATTCTCTCCACATCAACTCATCTTTGGCTTCTGCAATTTTGTATTCAGAACTAGAAAATTTGCGTTGTAATTCTTCGTAAGCTACTTTTCTGACCCATGCAGTACCTCGCATACCCTCTTTGTCGGCTAACTTTTCAATAAGTTCTGCTCTGTTAGGGTCTATGAGTACCTGATAATAGCTTTTGTTTCCGTGTTTTAGAGCCATTTACAATGTTGTTCTTGTACTACTCTACCACCAAAAAGGCAAATCGGCTTTATCAAGTTGCTTTTCCACATACTTTTTTCGGGCATCTCTTCGCTTTTTAGTCTTACCTACACGAATTTCCCTAGCTTTTTTTAGAAAGTCTATGATACTAGCCAGATCCCTGGTAGTTGCTTTCGGAATCTCTTGGTATAGATCTTTCATCAGATCTACTCGAATATTCTTCTGCATAAGCAACAGGCATGACCTCCATTAGAGTTTTGTAGTATTGTACTCCAAGCGTTTTACTGTGCTTGGAGATATACCACCCGTTTTCATTTTTGCAAATACCAATCATTTTTGTATTCTCCTTCGTTTGTTGGTTTTAGTAGAAACGCTTTTAGAAGGTTTCCTAATTTTTGGAGTTGTAGTGCTCCTTGGTTTCATGGATGTTAAATGCCATCCATTTCCTTTAGGGCAAACATAGACATAAGAGTGGTTTTTACCTCTTTTTCTCATATCCGATGCTTCTTTCTTGGCCTCCTGTTGGGTGCGGTAACTAATCTTATTGCATTTATAACAATGCCCTAAGACTGACATACCTCTTTTTTCTATGAAATCTCCCAACTTATGTAGTGGGAGTCTATTCATTTATGTTTTGACCAATGTTTGATTAGAATTTCTAATTCTTGAATACGTTTTAACGCTGCGTTTATGCGATCTTGTTTTGTCAATGAACTTCGCTCCATTTGTCGCCAATAGACACTTCAGCTAATGCAGGAACATCTCCTAACCATTTTGCTTCCGCTTTTTCCATTGTAGTTTTAAGAATTCCAGCCCACTCATCTGCTAAATCTTCCTTAACAAGAAGTATCAATTCATCGTGAACGGCTGCTGCAATCCTTACTTTATTTTCGCCAGCATCTTTAACCTGTGTCCATAAATTTCCCAACGCACATTTTAATATTGCTGCACCAGCACCCTGTATGGGTGTGTTACATCTAACAGTTGTCCTATTAAGATCGCCTTTAAGAAATCTACGCATATTAGAAACGGGAACTCTAGTCTCAGCCCATTCATCGCCTTCAGTATCACGAGCCAAATGATTCATTTCCTGCTGCCAACTTCGGACACCACTATATGTAGTGAGCCAGTTATCTCTAACCTTGATGGCTTCTTCAGTAGACATAATTACACCACTACTACCAGCGTAGTTCCGTAAACCTTCTGCCCCTGCACCATATAACAAACCAAAGTTAGCGGACTTGGCTATCTGTCTATCGCAACCCATCTGTTCGGCTGTGTAGTCATGCAAATCTTCGCCACGCTGAAATGCAGCAGTCATGTTTTTGTCTCTAGCTAATGCAGCAGCAAGACGTAATTCCATCTGTGAGAAGTCAGCGTCTACTATCTTCCAGCCTTTTGGTGCTTGAACACATTGCCTAAACTCTGAGTCTCTGGGAATCTGCTGATTATTGGGCTTGATACTGGACATTCTTCCTGTATCTGCACCTAATTGCATATATGACGCCCTAACAAATCCATCGTCTGACATCTTATCCTGTATGCTTTCGACCATTTGTCTACGCTTTTCTCTTCTCTTCCAAGTTATAAGTGTTTGGATCGTGGGAGAATCAGCAGCACATTTCTTTAAAGCATCTTTAGCAACACTAGGCTTACCATCATTATTAACTGGAGTGTAACCAAGTAATAGTTCAAGTTTTTCTAGTAATTGTTTAGAGCTTTTTATGTTAAACCCTGCATACTGTTTAGTGCCTAATCTTTTAGAACCTTGGTCTTTCGCACGAAGATTGAACGAGCCATCGTCATTTCTAGGTAACTTTTTTCCAGGTGGTAGGTCATTATCAAGTTCTCTGATAAATTCATTACCCAGTTCTTTAATGTCATCTTCATAATCTGTACGACATTGTTCCAGTTCTTCTCTATTCCAGGGTAGCCCTACTCGCCACATCTGTGCCATAGCTGGAAGTGCTCTACACTCCAACTGAAATGCTTTATCAAGTTGAGCCATACGCAACTTTCTTTCTAGTACATTGTCTAACTCAAGTAGTACTTCAATATCTTTTGCTGCATACTCAAGCTGCTCTTTCGATAAATCATCAGCACCCCAGTTAGACTTCTGCTGTTCTTTAGATACATCTAAATTAAGCTGTCTTTTAGCTAGTGCATCTAAACCATGTTTAGTCTGTGGAATACCATTTGTAAGTAGTCTGCTGGCTATCATGCTACACCTAACAAATCCTTTAGGGTGTATGTCATGCTCCTGCAACCAACCTAAATCAAACACAGCATTGTGAGCTAACCAGAATCTATTGGTACTGCTGAAGAAATCAGATAAGTAAGTCCAATCCATCTGAGCTAATTCAAAGCAGTCAATAACTACTATGGTTCGTGATGAAAAACAGCCCAACTGAAGAAGCCTTAGTTTGCCTTCTTCTGGTTGAAGCTGTAATGTTTCTGTATCAAAAGCCAGACTATGTGCTGTCTGTAATCTTTTAAGTTCTTGTATTCCGTAATAAACAGAATAAGTTTGTTTTGTCATTGTTGAGGTCATGGAAGAACCTATAAATATGCTCCATTATTGTAGCACAATAGATTAGTTTGTCCAGTAACTTAACTTTTTTTGTAAAGTACTTACACTAAGCCGTGTGCATATTGAAACATCTAATCCATAGCTAACAGCCTGTAAAACTTCGCTGTGGAAATACCCTGGATCGTGATATTCAACCTGATTTACTTTTTCTACTTTTTTTCTTTTTTGGTCTGAGTACTCTGTATAACGCACAGTAGCTAGTGGACTATCTTTTGTAGGATTTTTCTCCTCATAAATAGTGACATTTATTATGGGTTGTTTCAACTACTACTGCTCCCAGAATTTGTTGATTTCTTCTATATACCCAGAGGACTCTGTGTATAAACCTTCTTCCGTTCCAATGGAAGAGGTTTCATTAACAATCGGTTTTGTATAAACCTCTTCTTTGTATAAACTATTTTCGTTTTTAGGGGTTTTTACAAAATTAGAGTTTATACAAATGTCTTTGTTATTCAAATCCGTTCCAGTATCTACATTGTTAGGTTTATACACACCTTCACGGGGTATATCACGCGGGAGGGAGGAAAAAAGTTTTGGTAATTCCTTTCCAATAGCTTTATAAAATTTAGAAGGTCTACCACCTTTATTCTTATTATTATTTGGAGCGTCTACTTCATTTATTAATTTTTGATCTTCTAATTTATTTAAGCTATATATTATGGCTCGTTTCCTATGAACACCACCTAATGTTTCGTGCTCAACCAAGTCTTTAACACAGAATGGTTTATTTTCTTTACGCATATATCTCAAAATATCTAAAGTATGTTGATTTGGAGTGTCCAGCCTTACTTCTTCTGTACGCTCTGGTGCAGGGCTTATAGAGTATGTGTAGTCAGGTAGCAGGGTAAATATCATTCTTAGCCCTTCTCGGTCCTCTCTGGACTTCTCAACGCTAACTAAACGACTATTTGCACTCAATCCCATCTCCGCAGCATCTCCCATAGATAACTTCTTCATATTCCATGTTTCATCTACCGCATTTTTAATCGCAGTAGTTCCTCTGAACTTACCCTCTTTCGTATTGTGATGAATAATCACTATCGAACAAGCTGGAAAGTCCTGTCCATTACGTCTAACAAGTTTCTTGATAGGCAACGCATACTCCCTTCTGTTCTCTTCGTAAGGGTTACTGTCATTACAGCCATCTAAACTATCAATAACAATTAAGTCATAAGCATACTTATTCTGCATCTTCTTAAACCTTGAGTACCATTGCATATCCCACTCAGTAACCACCTTCACGTTTTTATCACAACCAATCAACTTCATCTGCCTACGCAATATCCTTTCGTTCTGATCCCCATTCAACCAAAGAACCTTACCAGATGGCACGTTAACCAAACCACCATAAACATTAAAGGCTTTTCCATGTCCAATATGCTTGGCTATCGTCTGACACATAGCAGTTTTACCAGTACCACCATCAGCATGAACCAACAAAGTCCACGGCTTCGGCAGCAATCCTGGAATCAAATATTCAAATGGTGTGTCATCTAACTCATCAGGCGATAAAGGTTTCTGTCCTTTAGTCCTATGAAACATTTCATGGGTATCAACTAATCTCTCAATTTCAGCAGCATTACCTCGCTTGGCTTCAATAGCTAATTTATGGACCGCTTGGTTATGTAACGCAGGGTTTTCATTCTTAGGATCATTGTCAATCTCGATATATTTCTGTATCAGATCCTCTCCATCTAGTATCTCTTCTTTGTATCTAAGTGGGATAGCCTCTACATCTTCAATTAATTTATCTAAACCAGTAGCCTTAAATCTTTTTCTTTCTGGATCGACCTCATCAGCCAACTCAATCAAGTGAGACATATTGTATCTCGCACCATCATTCCTCCATGTCGCATACCATCTAGCAGCACAAGGATCTAAACCCTCTTCCCAACAATGCTCATAATCTGGATCTCGTTTACTCCACTCTGTCCACAACTCTAATCCTTCAATTCCTGGCAACTCATTATTTATCATCGCTCCTATTTCCCACCAATAGTCCTCACTATTTGGACCTTTATATCGGATAACACTTAGACAACCACTAATAATCGCTATCCTTTCTTCCTTAGTTCTCTTACTCCATCTGTTATCTGTATATTTAACATCAACATCTTTATTATTCTTCTTGTACTGATCCTTCATACGAGACAACAACCATTCTGGAGCGTCAGGTACAGCAAACAAATCTCCCTCTAATTTATATTTACCCTTACCAATACCTTCTTTGTAATATTCTCCAGCAATAACACCCTGTCCACCCCACAATATTTCCCAACCTTCATGTCCAGCAGCAGTCTGACTTATAGATGCTACCTCTCCTACAAGATCCTCTGGTACACGAAACAAAAACTTAGCAGCATTTTTCCGTAAAGAAGTTACCTTTGGAGCGTTTTTTAAATCCTTACCCCACTTCTTTTCGATAGCACCTAAATTCTTATCTACATCAAATATCACAAGACCATCTGACTTCTTACCTGTAAAAACACCAATAGCTTTAAATTTTTCTGGCTCTCTTTCGATCATCAGAGCAGAATCATTTACTGATAATTCCTGTTTCCATGCTTTACCAAAAGGCACTTTTCCATCAGACAACCTATCTGGACTCGCTTCGTTACGCTTTGGTAACAAAACCCCCTGTGCATATATAGGACAAGTCAGCCAATTTGCTGGAATCTCAGGGATGAAATTTATGTTACTCATGTGTTACAATACCTACTGTAGACTATATGTTGAAACCCTGAAGGAACTCCACCCTTTAGGGTTTTTCTATTATATATCATTGACATTGATTTGTCTATGTACTACAATAGTAAGGCAACTCAGGCTTTCATAGCCAACACGCATTATGCCTTTCATTTCAACACTAGCCAAAGAAGATGCTGCTGCTTCAAGTAGTACAAAAGACGGCTACCTCAACCCATCACGAATCAAAAGTGGTAACAAAGTTCGCTTTACGCTACTAGCTGACGAGCCTTTCATGTTCTATGAACTATGGGCACAAGAAGCACTAGATCCCCAAAAGCGTAAACCATTCCGTTTTATGGAAGATCCTACAAAAGAGGATATTGACGTAAAACTTGGAAGCGATTTTGTTAGATCACTTGCACGAGATGGCAAAGGTTTTGAACCATGTAGGATAGCTCACGCTGTTCCAGTTTACAATCACGAATTGGAAAAAGTTCAGGTATTTTCTTGGATTCAGAAAACCATAACCACTCAGTTTGACCAAATCAGCCAGTTAGAGGACTACTCAGATTCCATGACTGACGTTGATTTCTTCCTATCTCGTACAGGAGAAGGCACAGATACCACTTATAATCTTGCTGCCGTACCCCGTAAGAAAGGAACAACTGGTGCTATCGAAGAGGAATGGAGCAAAGTTCAAGAAGAGGGCTTCGCTTTATCCCGTTTGATAGATGGTGGTGATCCATTCAAAGAATCTGAATAATCGCCATTCATACGGGGAGTCGCTTGACTCCCTTTTATTTTGCTGTATATTAATTATGGGAACGTGTATTTATCAACCATTCATGGGTACGTTAGACAAACAAAACGCTCTAGCATCTCTTACAACAGAATGGTCTCTAATCCAGGATAATAGTGGACCGCACAGAGTCTACCGAGATAAAAAAGACAATATATATCACTCAGTTACACACATACTAAAAGAAACCGCACCAAAACAT